CTCAAGCGCTCCTCGAGCCACAGCAAGGCCGGCGCGACCTTCAACTCGCCGAGCTCGCGGCGCAAGGTCGCGACCGCGCCATCGGGCGTAGTGAGCGCCTGCAGCAGATGCTCGTCGGCGGTCTGGGTCAGCATCACGGCGCGGTTCTGCACGCCGGGCGAGAGGTGCTGCAGCCAGCCGGCTTCGGCAACGAGAGGGATGTCCTGCAGCTGCAGGGGTGGGAGCTCGGTGAGCACATCGGACTTACGGCGACGCAGGATGTACGGGGCGAGGGCAGTGCGCAGCTCGGGCTGGTTCTTACTGCCGGTTATCTGGCGGCCGTAGACGGTGTCGCGGTAGCGGGTGAAGCGATCCTCGAACCGATGCTGGCCCAGCGGTGGCCCCAGCGCGGTCGGCCAGAAGGTGCGATAGTGCTGCCAGATCTCGCCGGCGTGATTGGGGGTTGGCGTGCCGGTCAGCAGGATGACCTTGTTGGCCCTGGCCTGCAGACCGTTATCACTGCCGCTAAGACCGTATAGGCTCTGGGTGCGGTTGGAGGCGTTCTTCAAGTAATGCGCCTCGTCGAGGATCAGCAGACCCCAGGTGAAGCGGTTCAGCGCCGCGGCGACATGCGACCTGCGGTCGCTGAACTCGTCGTAGCCGACGATCACGATGAGCGGGCCTTCGGCCTCGAGGCGGTGCTTGACCGCCGGGAGGTCGTGGGGCGGCTCGAGGAGAAGGACACGGCGGGTCCAGTGCGGGAACCAGCGCGCGATCTCGCCCTCCCAGACGCGCCGGGCACCGGCCGGAGAGACGATGATGATCCGCTGGGCGTTGAGCTTGCGCGATGCCTCGAGCGCCTGCAGGGTCTTGCCGAGGCCGGCCTCGTCGAGGAGCATCACCGCGCGCGTGAGGGCCAGGTGGCTTACTAGCCACTCGACACCGTCCAGTTGATAATCGCGCAGAGCTGCGGGCATAGAGCTCCAGCACCACAAGATGTGGTATAATTGGGAGAAAGCTGACGGAGGTTCTTTTCGGCAGGTCTATTTAATGACTAAACACAGGTCGAGTCAACGCTCAACACCAAAACACAGGTAAAGATTTTAGTGTGAGCCCTGATGAGCGCCGAAAAGCGCCAGCAAGGCAGCCTCGGCGCGGCCGTCATCCTTCACTCTGATGAAGCTCGCCGCGTTGGCGGGGAAGAGACGCGAGGCGATAAGTCGGGCCTCCGACTTGTCGGGCCCGAGGCGGAAGCTGCGCTTCCACTCTTGCGGCGTGACGAGGCTGGTCGGGATCGCGAGAGCGGCAAGGACGCCGCGCACCAGACCATAGGCCAGGCCGAAGGAAAACGACGAGGTCACGCCCTGCTTGGGGAGGGCGTGGACACGTTCGATCCACGCTGTATCCGGCTGATAATGCTTGATTATGTCAGCGAGCCAGACCTCCGAGACCTGGCGCCGCTTGATCTTGCCGACCTTGATCAGCGCCTGCGGCATGTCGGCGAGAGTGAGCGCCTCGAGGTCGATGTCGTAAAGCGCCAGCGCCCCTGTCGCGCCGGGGTCAATGCCGAGGACTGTCGGCATTAGGCGGAGTGCCGGGCGAGGGCGGCGCGAACTCGTCCTGGTCGATAAAGAACTCGCGGCAGTGGTGACCGCTGCGCTCGATCGAGTAGAGCACGGCCGCGACCCAGCGCGCAGGGATCTGACCGCGCTGGAGCCACATCTGCGCCCGGTTATACGATAAACCGTGTTGTGGCTGATAGCGATCGAGCAGGTTCAACACGCCTCTGACGCCGTTAAAGGTCCGAAAGACGTGGGGGACGTCGAGGGTCACCATCGGGAAAAACTCCGGGCTACAGGGAAAGTGTAAGCCTAATTTAGGCCGCGACTCGAGAAATGTAAGGTTCTAACCGTATTTTTAGGCACAACCTCACCCGTATCCGTTTTGGCAACAGGTTGTGGATAAGAGCGCAAAGAGCGCACAAAATGCGCTTGATCTAGTTTGTGTCCGGTAGAAAACAAACGCCTTATCGCCACATATTGTAGTGGATTTGTTGCAGTTCTGTACACAAAATATTGCGGCTCGAACACATCTTGTTGTGTTGTTGCGGCACAAAGAGTATATGAGATCAGCCTGCGAACTTATGGACAATTATGTGGATAACCACACATCCCAAAGGACCTTTACCATGATCCCATCGAAAAAGACCCCTATGGACTCCGATAACACAATTAAGCAAGATGCCTTGACTCCACAGAACGTGGAGGAGGAGGCGCAACATGTTCCGCCGAAAAAAGCGACTGCCGCGCGGCCTGAGCTTCAGTCCTTCGTCGATGCCCTGAGCGCCGCCATGGCGAAGCACAATCTCACGGCGTCAGACCTCGCCCGGGCTGTGTGGGGCACCACCAAGGACACGCGCGGCTACGAGGTCGCCAAAGGGCGCGACCGCATCGGATACTTCCTCCGCGGCGTTCATTTCCCCGATCAGAAGAACTTGCAGAAGCTCGCTCGGGCAGTCGGCCTCACGGTCGAGGAGCTGGCCCGTGGAACCTCATACGCGGCGCCTTGGGTTGCTCTTGCAGCTGCCCGGTCGGGGGCTAAGTCTGCCGGCAAGCTGACAGAAGACGAGGCGACAGAGGACAAGGCGACAGAGGACAAGGCGACGGCGGGCAAGACGACTACGCGCGAGGCACCGGCGGGCAAGGCAAAGACGTCCGATCCGTTTGCCCTTGCAGGGCCTCTGCAGTTGCTGCGGGTGCACGGGGAGCCGGACAAGCTGTACGTGCTGATCGCGGAGCCGCTCGACATAAAGCTCGCCAAAGAGATCGCCGCGCTGGTGCTCTCCAGCCTTGGGGTCGAGCCTCTAAACGGCAATCATAACAACAACAACCATAACGACAACGGCGGCGAAACCGCGTGAAGCTCCTGACGCAGCGCGAGATCGCCTCGGTGCTGCGTTGCTCCGTCCACACCGTCGCGCGGCTGCGGCGGGACGCCGGGCTGCCCTGGCTTCCAGGGCGTCCGGTCTTGATCCCAGAGGAAGATTTCGAACGATGGCTTACGCGACGAACGAGAAGATCTCTATCGGACCCTTTCGCTCCCTCCGGCTCGAGCAAAACGCGGGCGGCTACTGGGAGATCCGGTGGTCCTACTATCAAGGGCCTGGCAGCTTTAAAGGCGACCGTAAAAGCTGCCGGACGAAGCTCATCTCTGAAGCGGAAGTTGAGTTCGAAGATTTCTGCCGCGCCGCCCGCGAAGCCACCGAAGCCGTGAAGGCGCAGCAAGGGTTGACGGTCGACGAGCTCTGCCGGCGCTGGCTCGAGAACGCCGCCCTGCACGGCAAGGAGCGCACCGGCTTTTACGTGCTGAGCGCGCCGCGGCGCATGCTGGGCCACTACACGGCAGCGCAACTGGTTGCGGACGACGACATCCTCGCCGCCTATCCGCGCCAGCGCGGGATCGCCAACGGCTCGATCCGGCGCGAGCTCGGCGCGCTCAAGACGGTGCTGCGCTGGGCCGCGAAAAAGAAACTGATCACGGCGGCCGAGGTGCCTTCCTTTTACGAGATGCTCCCGCCCTCCGGCGCGCCGCGCGCCAAGTTCCTCACCCGCGAGCAGAAGGCCCGGTTCTGGGAAGAAGCGATGCGCTGGGGCGACGGCACGGCCACGCGGCACTGGCACCCCCTGCAGCAGCGCTCGGCCTACCGCCTGATGCTGTTCATCGCCTTGGGGCTCGAGACTGCGGCGCGGCGCGGCGCGATCTACGACCTCACCTGGGACCGCGTCGACCTCGAGCGCGCGACGATCGATTACCGGGTGCCGGAGCAGCGCGTGACGAAGAAACGGCGCGTGCGGGTGCCGATCTCGACGCGGCTGCAGCCGGTGCTTGAGGCGGCGTGGCTCAAGGCCCCCAAGGACGCCGGCGGACGGGCCACAGGGCGCGTCCTCGGCGAGGACCGCGTCATCGACCAGGGTTTCGTCAAGTTCACCACGATGATCGGCATGCGCTGGGTGACGCCGCATGTGCTGCGCCACACCTGGGGCTCGTTGGCGGCGATCAACGGAGTGCCGCTGTGGCACATCGCGCAGGTCATGGGCGACACCATCGCCACCATCGAGGCCAACTACCTGCACCTGACGCCGGAGCATCTGCGCGGCGCCGTCGACCACGACATGGAAACCATCGCGAAGGATGCATGAACATAGGCAGTCCCGCTCAGACCGCCAAGACACTGCGCGAAACGGCCGCGCGCTGCCGCGAGCTGGCTTCGATCCCGACCACCGGAGGGCATGAGTCGGATCGCCTGCTGCGCGAGTTCGCGGAGCTCCTCGAGCGCGAGGCCGACAAGCTAGCTGTGACCACATGAGGCGTTGTCCCAAGTGACCGAGCAAGAATACCGGAACGCAAGACGTGAGTTGCGCCGACTCAATCGGCTCATTGACGAAGCGCCTATGGAGGCCAAGCCGGTTTTTCGCGGCATCTGCGAGCTTCATGCGGCGGTCGCTGATTACGAGCGCTATAAAATCCGCGCAGCACTTCGCGCGATTAACTGAAAAGGGCCGCCGTGACAGACCTAAAAGTGGTCAAGCTGCCGACCGGAAACCTGCAGGACATTCCGGCTCTCATGGAGGCGGTTGCCAGGCAGACGCGCGAAGGTAAGTTCGGCAAGATAGTGGCCGGCGTCTGCGTCCTGCTCAATGATGCCGGTGAGCCCCAAGTGTTCGGGTGGGGCGACACCGATGCTGTGCGAGGCATCGGGTTACTGACGCTGGGCGCTCAGTTTTTGGCGCGAAAGCCGTAAAGAAAAAAAAAACGGCCGTCCGAGGAAAGGACGACCGTAAAAGCTTTGATGTCCACACACCGCAGACCCGGACGCCATATCCGTTCCAGGCCCACATCAGGGAAAAAGCAGAAGCTTGGGGGCTCACTGTTTTCCGAGAAGCCCAGTATGCCCTAACGCGGCCTATAAGCCAAAACAATTTTGTGGTCTCAACACAAGAGCGCTTGCCTCGCGCCCTGTCGCAGGCGCAGGCTGAACGCTCGCCCGCAGATCGCCACAATCCGGTCTGCGCGGAAATCCCATGGACACCCTACCGCCTTGCATCTCCCCGATGCGAGCAGGAGCCCCTTCATGTCCTCTTCCGACAGCAGCAATGTCGTGCCCTATCCGATGACCAACCCGCAGTTCCTCGAGGGGCTTGCCGGTCCGGAGTGGGGGGACATCCAATGCGCCTATTTCTCCGGCAATCCGCAGGATCCGGACAACCCATGCATCAACTGGAACGTCTATCCCGCATCGACGGTGATCCACGTCATGGAACCGCACCTGAACAACTACTTTTGCGTCAGCCTGCCCAAACCCGGAGCGCCGGCCGGCCGCAAGCAGCCATCCTTCGGCAAGATGTTCGTGCTCGTGATCGACGATGTCGGCAAGAAGGTCGACGCGGCAAAGATAGAAGCGATCCTCGGCCCGCCATCCTACATCCTCGAGACGAGCGCCGGCTCCTCGCACTGGGGCTGGATCCTCGAGCCGATCACCGATCACGCCTGGGCCCAAGGGATGGTGCAGGCGCTCTACCGCGCGATCGGTGCCGGCGACAACCTCGTCAAGCTGCAAACCATGGTGCGCCTGCCGTGCGGAACGAACGGCAAGTACGGCTCGTCCTGCAGGCTGCTGCGCTGGACGCCGAACAACCGGATACGGCACAGCGACTGGATCGAGATCGAGCGGCGCATCGGCGCGATCACGCCGATCGCGCCGCCACTCGATCTCGATCCGCAGCTGCCGGACCCCGGCGAGGTCGAGGCCGATACCACGCTGCAAGCATTGCGCGAGCACGGCGACGTGCTCGGCAACCTGCGCAAGACCACGATGGGCTACGGGTTCGACGTCCGGTGCTTCAACGCCGCGGAGCACACCGACAAGCGCGACGCAGCGGTCTACGTGCCGATCTCGGGGATCTACAAGTGCCTGCACGGGCACTGCATCAACCTCACCGGCGCCGATCTCCGCGCCTATGCGGACAAGACGCTGCGCGAGGAGTCCGGCGGCCTCGACTCGCTGGCGCGGCGCGAGTTCGACGATGTCGACGAAGCGACCGTGCGTGCGTGTAACGCGCCGTCTCTCGCCGGCGTCTTCGACCCGTGGGCCGTGCGCGATCCGATACGCTGGCCCGGCGGTATTCTGCCCGCGGCATGGGAGGAGAAACTCACTCGATACGCCGAGATCTACGGCTACGACCCTGCGGCGCTGATGCTGAGCTTCATCGGCGCGGGCAGCGCCGCAGCCGACAAGCGCGCGCGGTTCCGGCCCTATCATCAGACCGACTGGGAGGTGCCGCCGATCATCTGGGTCGTCCTGGTCGCGCAAAGCGGCTCGCGCAAGACAGCGATATGGCGGCGCGCGATGGAGGTGCTGACGCGGATCAATAGGGAGCGCATGGCGGCGTGGAAGAAACGCCACGACGACTGGCACAGTTTGCCGTCGAAGGAACGCAAAGAGCAGCCCGAGCCTTACGCCGAGCCGGTCATGCTCGCCGACGCGACGATCGAGGCGCTGCAGCAAACGCTGGTCCGCAATCCGCGCGGCGTTCACTGGGCGCGGGACGAGTTCTCGGGGCTGCTCGATTTCGACCGCTATCACAACGCAGGCCGCAGCGGTAAGACCCACGATCACCGGGCCTTTTTGCTCGAGAGCTACGAAGGCGGATCCTTCACCTCGACCCGCGTCGGCCGCGGCGACCTGCACATAGAATCGTGCGGGCTGACGACGGGAGGGGGCATACAGCCGGCGGTGCTCGCCGAGCTGCGCGAAGGCCTGAGCACCGACGGGCTGCTGCAGCGCTGCGCGCTGTTAATAACGTCGACCCCGGAAGACAGGAAGAGCTCCTTGGAAGGAGCAACGCCGGCGCTCGACGAGATCGACGCGGCGATCGCGCGGCTGGTCTGGTTCACGCCGGCGATCGGCGCCTATATGACCGACGCCGAGGGCGAGGCCGCGATCCGCGAGACCGAGCATGACGGCGAGAGGCTGGTGCAATCGACGGATCTCGGGCTGGCCTTCCAGGCCGTCGCCAGCAAGCTGCACGGGCTGCATGCACGCTGCGCACTGATCCTTCATTTGCTGGACGAGCCGGCTCACGGCGTCATTCCAGGCAACACAGTTTGGAGGGCCTGGCGACTGGTGTGGTTCCTTTTGGACCACATGTTGTGGATTTATGAGAGCCTACCGGGTCCGCAAGTGGATACCACACGCGAGATCGCGAGTTATTTGTTGCGCTATGATATCAAACGGCTGACAACACGGATGTTGAAGCGCAACGTAGCAGTGTGCAGGGATATGGACCACAAGATGTTACGCGGCGCTATCGAGACTCTGGTCACAATGGAGTGGCTGCGTCCTGTGGAACGTGGTGTAGAGAATAAAGCATGGCTCGTAACCCCCGGATTAGACGTGCTTTTTGCTGAGCGCAAACGGCAAGAACACGCCCGTGTAGAGGCCCTCAAACAGGCCTTCAACTGGCGCGGACGGTATCGGCCGTCTAGACCGAAGGACTGAGAAATGGCGATAACACGCAGGATGTCTAATAATAATAAATTTGCAGGATATATTATACAATAAAAGATAGAGTCAAAAATGTATTTCCCCTGTGTGTTATCGACACTGCCCGCAGTCACAGAGCAACACAAGATGTCCACAGAGCACCACAAGATGTGAGGAAGCTGACAATGCCGCAACGCCGGAGAGCACGTCGAGGGACACGTCGAAGAGCGGAGCCAAAGCCGGAGTACCAACCGTTCGCCGAGAAGCTGAACACCCTCATGCGAGAGCACGATCTCACGCTCTCGGATCTGGCCCGACGCATGTGGGGCACGCGCACCGACCGGCGCGGCTACACCGTCGCGACGAACCGCGATCGGGTCGGGCACTACGTCGCCGGGACCAGCTATCCGACCGAGCAGAACCTGCACAAGCTCGCGGCGATCTTCGGCGTGCCGGTCGACACGCTGGCGATCCCGGAGCGGCCGCGAACCGGCCGGCCGCTGGGCGGCGTGCTTGGGCCGGCTCCGCCCGCCCGCCATCTGTGCCGCGTCACCGGATCCACGGCCGCCCCCGCGCTCATGCGCCTCGAGCTCGATGTCATGATCCGCGGAGAGCTCGCGCTGCAGATCATGCAGCTGATCATCGCCGAGAAGGATCGCGAGGAAACCCCGCCGTCGGAACCGCCGTTATGCCCGTAGGGTCAAAACCGCCGTTATGCCTTAGTTGCCCCGATCGGGGCGCCATTTAGGCTGATGTTTGGCCCCCGCCGTTACCCTCACCAGAGCGCAAGGGAAGGCCGCTGGCGCGCAAGTCGGCGGCTGGTAGGGTAGTCGCACCCAGCCCGTACTTACGCGCCAGTGGCCTTGCCTGTGCCTCTGGCAGCCACTGCCCGGGCGCAATGGGAACAGCGGCGCCGATAGGGTACCCCGACCCATGATGACAGCCACAGCCGCCCACCGCGCGCGGCGATAAGGCCGCATGCGGTCAAGGCCGTGGCGCTACGGGCGAGGTGGATCCGCGCGAAGGGTGAAGTCATCTGTCGAGCGCTCAGCTCGTGAACAGAAAAGCGCGGAAAAGAGCGCCTGTGAAGAGCAGGGAGCCTAACGCGCTCGGAACCGTAATCGCGTTGAGCTCGAGGATTGCGTTAAATGCAAACTGATGCTTGCCCAGCAAAAGGTTGAGAGTGCCGAGCGCGTACATGAAGACAAAGAACATGACGAGGAACATGGCTGGGGCCATAATCAGGGTGTAGATTGCAATGATCATTTGTGTGTGGCTTTCTTTTGAGCCGGGAAGTGTGTGGCTTTCAACGCTTTAAGCTCGCGCGGCGCCTGCGCCGCGCGAGGCTTTCGAGGCTCGAGAGACTGGCGCTAGATGCGGCGCAGGCGCCGCGCGGCATAGGCGATCGAGCCTACCACCATGGCAAGGCCGGCGGCCATGAGCTCGAGGCTCGAGCCGTATCCCGACATGAACACGATAGCGCCGATGGATGTGAGAGAAAGCGCGAGCGGGTAGATCATTCTGCTCACTCGAGGGTAAAGATATCCGAGCCGCAAGAAGGATCGAAGCTGTCGCCGGGCCGAGGGCCGAAAGGATCAACTCCTTTGGTTTCGCACTCGGCGATGTACTCGCGGAACGTTCCGCAAGCCAGCCATAGGACGCGCGCGCGGTTTTGCTTCTCATCTTCAAGCTCTTCTTTGTCCCAGGCGCCGTAGCCCTTTAAGCCGTATTGCATGGCGGACTGTGATAGGTCGGCAAGAATGTTTTTCACTTGCGGGTCCTCCAGCCAGTAGGAGATGATATCGTCCGCCGGGCCAGGGCTGCTGCATTCCATGATGCATTCGACCGGCAGATCGGTTATGAGGATGTAGTTTTTGGACATAGTGGCTTCCTTCAGTCTTAGGTGTGTGGCCTTATCAATGTGCGCATGACGCACAGACACGGCCCTAGGGCCGTGTTTCGGCCTCTGGGCTCAGTCATCCTCGCTACAGCAGGCGTCATCGTGATCGACCTCACAGCCGCATTCAAAGCACTTGCGTTGCCGCACCCAAGTCGTGCTCGCAGCGTCCCACCGGCTGCGCGCATTGGGACAGCCATGCTCATGGCAGGCTACGCCGTTGATGGATACCATCTCGCATCGATTACAGTGCATGATCTCAGCCTCCGATCAAGGTGGTGTAGAAGGTGTAGCCGGTGAAGATGAGCGCCGCGATCGATGCAAGAAACGAGATCGCATCGGTTGAAAGGCGCTTGCGGCCTAGCAGCAGGTTGGGGATGGCGAGGCCGTACATGAACAGGATGGACGAGCCGTAGAATGTGATGGGGGCGAGAACCAGGGTGAGGGCGATCATGGCGAGGACGGACATTGTGGCGTTTCCTTTTGCCTAGTGGCGTGTGGTTGACGGATGTGATATAACCACAACTAGACAAAACACAACACAACTTGTGGTGTGGCAGGATGTCGCATATCGCGACTATAGGTGAAGTTAAGCGGGTAGGCGGCTGGAAAGGCTCACCAAATAGCCTCGCCGCCTTACGTCCTGGCGGTATTGCTTTTCAGCCTAGATGCGAGCGGTGCAAGGGCCAACCGGCCATTAGGGGCACAACAAGATGTAAGTTTCATACCCCTGGCCGGAGGATAGCCTCGCCGGCTTATGGCCGCGCCGAACGTCGTGTTTTGGTGCGGCTCGAGCGTCTAGGGTTGTTGCCGCTCGATCTCTTAGCCTTGCCTGTCTGGCGCAATCTGGCGCCGCTGAAAACAGCGCAAAGGGCTCCTATGCGGCTAGCCCTTGTTCAAGCATGGGATCTGCAGATTACCGAGTCTTTGCGTTGGGCCGCAGTCCATCGGCAAGCCCGGGATCTGGCAATCCATGGGCCACAGTTTCCGCAGCATGCGTCAAAGCCATGGGCCGATTATGCCTGAAAATGGAGCGCGAAAAGCTAAACGGGATCAAAGGGTTAAAGGGGGTCACATAGACCAGGTATCCGTAGACCCCACAGAACGTGTTAGTTATGCTTCGACCGCTAAGACATTGAGAGACCTAGCAGATCGGACGGATATACCCGCTAGCGCGAGAGTAACAGCCGCACGCACTTTAGCAGAAATAGAAGGATTGATAGGCAGGCACCAACAATCCCCTGATCGGGCCGCTATTGCGCCAGTTTCGAGCCTATCCAGGACCGACCTGGTAACGGAGCTCGAGCGGCTTCGGTACGTATTTGCACACCAACTACGTACCTAACCTATTGATATGACTTATCTTGTCTCTTCCTCACCTAGGAAGCCATGCGCCTTTCGACACGCATGCGGTGCGCCCACCAGGGCTTCCGCACCCCCTGGGGGTGCCCGACCGGCCGCGCGTTACCCAATGATGACCCCAGCACCAAATTTGCATATTATTAACTTTTGCACCCTATAGGGGTAGCCACATGCCATGGTTGCTATCGTCGAGTTCCGATCGCCGCGCCCTCGACGTGGTGGATGGAAGCGGACCGTTTCAGGGGCAGGGCCCGCACTATTCGAGGCGGACTCCCGGCAGCAAGACCTTCACGGGGGTTGGCCAGGAGATCGTGCTGGTCACCGCATGCGGGCGGGGGGTGTGGGCTTGCATACGGCAGCGAACGCCGCATGCTCCCGGTACCGGGGCCAGCCGCGGCCGCGAGGGCGTCCTCGACACCCATGCGCGCTACCTCTGGCGCAACATGCTCTTCCGGAACCTCGGCGCTGGACTTTCTTCCGAGCTGATCCGTGAAGCCACTGAGATGACCTATCGCGAGTGGATCAGGCGCTATGGCGCGCTGCCCGCCGAGCGTTTGCGCACCGAGATCGGCATCCGTGAAATCCGTTCCACCAACCCGGGCTACTGCTACATGATGGCTGGATGGGAGCGGGGCGAGACCAAACGGGGCAAGCTGTTTCTCTACGCGCCCCCTACGCCCTAGCCTCTGGACGCAGTTACAGGCCCCCCGGGCCCAACCCCGCCATATCGCTGCGGTCGCGTGCTCTCCCCAGAGCGTCCGCGCAGGGGCCGAAGTGTGCTTGCCGAGGGCACGCGCACCCATGCTTGGGCCTTTTCTTGGGGTGGCGGACCTCGCTCGAAAGCGGGGTGGCTGGCGGAGCTGCGGGGGTTAGCCGCAATGGTTTCTACGCCGGCAGCTTCAGGGCCTGTTACGTTTGATCAGTGTGGGTTCCTGCGGCCTTGTCAGCCCGGCCTCTCGATCGAGGCGTTGGCGTAGCTCGGCCTGCCGGTTGTCTTGCGTGAAGAACGCGCGGTTGGCGCGTTTCGCCTGGTCTTTCTGCTCAGCCCGCGCCTTGAGTCGGCGCGATCCTTTAAACGCCATAACCCCCACCATATAGCATCCTTGCGTTTGTTGTCACGCTAAGTGTAGTGTCAAGCTTCCTTTTGTGGGGTAGGGCACAATCTCTTATGGCGTCCCCGCTCGGAAAGATCTCCGGTGTTGCAAAACCGCATGCGCCGCGGCCGCAGCCTGTTGCCCGCCAGTACTCCTTTACTGATCACCAGATAAATAACCCGAAAGCTCCGCCGCCCGGCGACCGCCTCGACGGCGAGCTCGATCGCGCGGTCAAGGCGATCGCCCGTACTATAGAGTGGGCCGGGGTCAGCCTCGGCCCCGACGGCGAGCTGCGCGACGGCGCCATCGGCCAAAAGCACTTCCAGCCCGAGCTCTTCGATCATATCGGCGCGACCGCCGTGCGCGAGGCGCAACGCCTGGCGGATGTCGCGGCCGACGCCGCGCGGCAGGCGCAGGCGGCGGCGGACATGGTTCGCGATGCCCTGCGCGTCGCGCTGGAACAGCATGCCGGGGTCGCCGCCACCGTGGCCCGCGCCGGCGTGGCGGCTCAAGACAGTGCCGACGATGCTCGCGACGCCGCGTCCTCGGCCCAAGACGCGGCCAACTCGGCCGCGGCTGCGGCGAACTCGGCCGGCAACGCCGACGGATCCGAGGCGGTGTGCGTCGATTATGGCGTCTTGACCCAGGCCTGGGCCGAGCACATGCCGGACACCATCCCGCCGAACATCCTCGCCGTGATGGACGTGACCGGCGATCACTGGTCTTCGCGCTGGTGGGCGAACAACGCCGCCCAGATCGTCACCGACGCCTCGGGCGATGCGGTCTGCGCGATCCAAAGCTATTGGCTCGGCGCTTTTGCCAACCCGCCGACCCACACGACATGCGGCGATCCGGTCTCGGCCGGGGCGATGTACTGGAACACGACCTCCCAGACGACGCAGGTATACGACGGCGTGATCTGGCATGACGTGGTGCAGCCCGCGCCCGCGACGGTCAGCGAATATCTCTATCTTCCGGCCGCGCCCACGACGGTTTTCACCGGCGTCGATTACCACGGCAACACGATGGTTCTCGACGCGGTCAACGCCGAGATCGCGGTGTACTTGAACGGCGTGAAGCTGCTCAACGTGCTCGATTACACGCTCACCTCGAGCAGCGTGACCCTGACGAGCTCGGTGACGGTGCCCAGCACGGTCGAGGTCATCGGCCTCAAGAAGGTGAGCCCGGTCTCGGTGCCGCCCTCCGGCGTCAAGGTGAACACGTCGATCTGGACCTTCGACGGCGTCACGAAGACGTTCCCGCTGCAGAACTCGACGGGCGGCACGCTCACGCCGCCTGGCTCGGTCGATTGCATCGTCTCACTCAACGGCATCATCCAGGAAGCGGGCGGCGATTACACGACGCGCGCGGGCTTCATCGATTTCATCGTCGCGCCCGAAGCCGACGCCGATAAGTGGATGGTGGTCGGCCTTCCCGGGGGTGGTCCCTGATGGCAACGAACGCCTGGCAGCTCGCGAACGGCATCAACACCCCGACCATCGTGACGGCCGCGCTCGGCAAGATCACGATGAGCGATCCGCAATATCTCGCGATCGCGGGCGGCAGCAACGGCGCGGCGCTCACGACGGACGGCAGCTCGCATATCACCTGGCGCGTGCCGGTCGGCGGCGCGGGCATCGCGGATGCGCCGCTCGACAGCACGTGCTATGGCCGCGAGAACGCGCTTTGGGTGAACGTCCTGCCCATGACGGGCGGTATTTTGACCGGCTTGCTCACGCTGAGCGGCCCGCCGACCGCGCCGCTGCATGCCGCGACGAAAGCCTATGTCGACGCGCAAGTATCGCCGGTGACGGTCGATGGAACGTCGATCGCGGGCAATGGCACAAGCACGCCGCTGAGCGTCAAGACGATCGATTGTGGGTCATATTGATGCGCGCCGGTATATAAGGAGGGCATAGCTATCGCCCAGACCATCCAGATCCTTAGGACGAGCACCAACGTCGCGCCGACGACGCTCTTGCCCGGCGCGCTCTCGGCCGAGCTGGGACCGCAGACGAAGCTGTGGATCGGCTCGGGCAGCGGTAATCGTTTATTGCTTTCGTCGGACCCGGCCGACAGCGGCGCAGCGGGCGGCGCTTATTTGAAGCTCGCGGGCGGCACCCTCACCGGCGCGCTCACGCTCGCGGCCGATCCGGCGGCAGCGCTGCAGCCCGCGACGAAGCAGTACACCGACGCCAAGGACGCGCTGCGCTTGGCGCTCACCGGCGGCACCCTTACGGGCCCGCTCACTTTAGCCGCGGACCCAGCGGCGGCGTTGCAGCCTGCGACGAAGCAGTACGTCGACGCCATCAACACGACGCTGGCGGCGGCGGATACGACGATACGCAGCACGTATCTGCCGCTGGCGGGCGGCACCCTCACCGGCGCGCTCACGCTTGCGGCCGATCCCGCTGCGCCGCTGCAAGCCGCGACCCGGCAGTATGTCGACGCCAAGCCGTCCGGTGCGACGATCCTTGCTAGTGCGCCATCCTCGCCGACACCGGGGCAGCTGTGGTGGGACAGCGTCGGCGGTCAGCTTTACGTTTATTATAACGACGGCACGAGCCAGCAATGGGTGCCTGCTTCGACGGTGCCGGGCAACACGGCAAGCATAAATAACGTCGGCCGTAATCTTCTGCATAATGGCCGGTTCAACGTCCAGCAGCGCGGTGCCGGCACTTTCACTGCGCCTGCCTACACGGCTGATCGCTGGAGAACGATTGTCTCGGGCTGTACGGGAACAACGGCCCTATATCCGACAAGTGCGCCCGACGAAACGCTTCAATGGCAAGCCAATAACGTTTTCACCGGCTCGGCGACGGCGGGGGCGTTTTATTTCTTCACCCAAAGCATCGAGGGCGTCAAACGGCTCGGCGGCACAACCGTCACGATTTCCTTTTGGGGTTCGACGGGAGTAGGTTCGCTCAATCTCGGCGTTATTTTGTCTCAGGTGTTTGGGACTGGCGGCAGCCCGTCGCCGACCACGTTTTCAGCTGCAGTGACCGTAGTCCTGACGCCCGTATGGCAGCGCTTCACTGTGACGATCGCCGTGCCTTCGGCGAGTGGAAAAACGCTGGGCACGAACGGCGATGACAGCACAAATCTGATTTTCATCATGTCGCAGCAAGGCAGCACTATCGGCGTGCAGTCGGGTACGATCGCGCTGGCGGGCGTGCAGCTTGAAGTCGGCAGCGTCGCGACGCCGCTGGAGAAGCCCGACCCGCGCTATGATCTCGCCAACTGCCAGCGGTTTTATCAGACTGGTGGTCTCTCATTTTATGCGTATACGACGCTTGCGAGTGCGCCTAGTTCTGCGCTCGTTCCGCTTGCTGTGTCGATGCGAGCGCTGCCCACGCTTACAAGCAATTTTTCGACGTTAACAAATGCTACTGGGCAAGCTCTTAGCGCTCTCTCGCTGAACTCGCTTGCTGGCTATGTCCTGTCGGTTGCGCCGGGATATTTTAACGCGTCCGGCACCTTCACCGCTTCCGCCGACCTGTGAGGGGCATCATGGAGTACCAACTGGTCGCGACCCTTCCCGGCATGATCCAGAGCGTGCAGCGCCTCAGCGACGGCGCGTTCATCCCCTTCGATCCCGGCAACCGCGATTACCAGCAATATATTTCGTGGCTTGAGGACGGCAACACGCCTGATCCCGCGCCGACGCCGGTCGCGAAGGAGAAGCCATAAGATGGCCCTTGATTTCCCCAGCTCCCCGGCCACCGGGCAGACCTACACCGGCTCCGACGGCACCGTATGGAAATGGGACGGCGCGAAGTGGGTGAGCGGTGTCACAGCTGGCGTGCTCTCGGCGTCGCAAATGGACCTTGGCACGCGCCTCGCCGCGGCCGGGACCAAGCTCAACGCGCTGGGGCCGGTGACTTCTGTCAACGCGCCGAGCGGCACCGTCATGACGGCGCTCGATGGCGCGATGAACTACCAAAGCGGGGCAGCAGCGAACCACACTTGGAACCTTCCGCCCGTAACGTCCGGCGCGTATCTCATTATCCGGCTGCCGAACAACTCCAACTCTTGCACGATCACTCCTGCCGGAAGCGATCTGATTTTGTCCCCGGCTTCAAAAAACTACAGCAACGCAGCACCGATGGTTATCCCGCCTCTGCTCGCGGGCGCAGGTGCTTGCGTTTTCTTAAGCGGTGTTCCGCCTTTCTGGATCGCGGATGCAGCGGCTGAAATCGAAAAAGCGCTGGGCTGGGTTTCGCATCCGTATTGCGAAGCAACATATAATGGCCCGTCTATCACGATTACCACTAGTACTTGGACGCACTTTAACTGTGATTTAGTGGTGCAAGACAGTCACGGCTGGTGGGACGCAGCCAATCATCGCTACAACCCGAAGCGCGCGGGCAAGTACCTGGCGACTTTTATTGTGGCGCTCGGGGACACTCAGACTGGAAACTCCGTCGTTGGGGCGCAGTGTCAAATAACGCTTAACGGTGCGAACGGCGTTACCACTCAGATTGGCAGTAATGGTGCCACTATGCTCGGTAACATTAATGCTTTGCCAGTGACACACATTTTTACCATGAACGGATCGACGGATTATATAGATCTGTGGGTTTTAGTTACGTCAGCGGCAACGCCGACGCTGATCGGCAGTGGTCTTTCCCGGTTCACTGTCACCTATCTCGGGCCATGACCATCATGGCTCAGCCCTTCAATCCCACCGATCGCCTCACCGTCACGCTTGAAGCGCAGCAATGGAACCAGGTGCTCGCGGCGCTCGGCGAGGGTCCTTACCGCGTCGTCGCGCCGATCGTCCACGCGCTGCACGATCAGCTTTACGCGCAGCAGTCCGAACCGATACCGCAGCGCAGCGACAACGTCTTCTCGATGGAGGCAGGCGAGTGAGTGTCGATCTCGAAACCGTTACGCTGATGTCGACATACCGGGTCGGCTACCTGCCGCCGGAGATGAACTCGCTCGCTCCGGGCGAGCTTTATGTCGAGGCCGCGCCCCCGGGCGGCGGCCCACCGCGGCTCTGGGTCGGCGCCCCTTCGCATGTCGGCCTTGCCGGTGATGTCGCCTTGCTGGCGCCCGCACCCGCCGACACGTCGGGCACGGTAATCGCGATCGACCCGGTCGACAACCCGTCGCCATCGAACGCGGTCCATATCAGCGGCACGGTGACGCCGGGGACCGAGATCGAGCTGGCTGCGATCCAGGGCAGCGATCAGGTCAACACTTGGTCGCCGTGGGATGCTTCGGCCGGCAGCTTCGACATCACCTGGTATCTGCCTCCCGGCGACAACTATTTCATCCGCGCCCGCTTGCGCGCCAACCCCGAGAACTATGCCGACAGCGGCTTGTTCGCTGTTGAGCCGTAAGGAGACCGATGATGCAGTTTCGCCACCAGAAATCCGCGTCGCATGCAGAGGAAAAGACCGAGCATCACGCCGTGCCTAAGCACGAAACTCACGCGACGAGCGCGGCCGTTGAACCGCTGGTAGTGCCGCCGCTGCCTTACGCTACACCGGCGCTGATGCGCGTCCATCGGCAGGCCTACCGCAACTATATCGCCGCTGGCGGCACACCGATGGTTTGAGATCTTGTTAACGCAAAGGAGGCCCTCTGTGCCTGTTTCAAAACCGCTGCCGCCCAAAGACGCGCCGCATGTTCCGCCGCCGACCGAAGACGAGCCGCACGCCCCGCCGCCGCCCAAAGACGAGCCGCACGCCCCGCCGCCGCCCAAAGACCTGCCGCACATCCCGCAGCCGGTCAACAACCCGCCTTACGTGCCGCCGCCGACCCCAGGCACGCCGGCACCGGAGAACCCGCCCGCCGTATGAGCGCTGACCTCTTCCGTTACGAAAGTGTCCTCAAGCGGCTGATCGCGGTCACCGACGCCGAGACGTCGATGCTCGAGTTCACCAAGCTGATGATGCCGAGCCCGCGCTATCCGGACGATCCCGATCACTCGCGTTACGAGGTGCAGCGCTTTCACCAGGTGATCTGCGCGGCGCTCGAGGAGCTCGAGGCGGGCCGTATCCGGCGCTTGATCATCAACCTGCCGCCGCGGCACGGCAAGACGCAGCTCGCGAGCAAAATGTTCATCGCGTGGTTCGCGGGCAAGCACCCCGAGCTCAGCACCATCTTCGGCACCTACAACGAGAAGTTCAGCCAGGATATCGGCCGCGCGGTGCGGGACATCATGCTGTCGCCCTCTTATGCGCAGGTGTTCCCGCAGACCGTCTTGAAGGATGACAGCAAAGCCTCCGATCGCCTCGAGACTAACGCAGGCGGTATCCTTGCTTTTGTTGGCCGCGGTGGAACCACGACTGGCCGAGGCGGCGATCTTCTGTGCATCGATGATCCGATTAAGGACCGCATGGAAGCTGACTCGCCGACCGTGCGCGACACGCTCTGGACCTGGTTCACGCAGGTGATCGCCAGCCGTCTCATGGACGAGACCGGCCGCATCATGCTGATCCAGACGCGCTGGCACCAGGACGATCTCATCGGCCGGCTGACCGATCCGCACAACTCTTACTACGACGCCGAGGAGGCTGCCGAGTGGCATATCATCGACCTGCCCGCTTTGGCGTTCGACGACGGCAAGGATCCGCTGCGCCGCGAGGTCGGCGAGCCCTTATGGCCGGGCCGGTTTGGCAAGAGCTACTTGCAGGCCTTGCAGCGGCGCGATGTGCGCGGCTTCAGCGCCTTGTACCAAGGTCGGCCCTCGCCCGCCGGCGGTACCTTCTTCAGTGTCGACTGGCTCCATACTTACCGGCCCAATGATCTGCCCGACAATTTACGGTGCTACGCCGCCTCGGACCATGCCGTCGCTTTGAAGCAGGCGTCCGACAAGACCTGCCTCATGGTGGTGGGGATCGATAAGAACGAGACCATCTGGGTGCTGCCCGATCTGGTGTGGCGTCACATGACGGCCGAGCAGACGGTCGAGTCGATGCTCCGCATGATGAAGCTGCATAAGCCGCTTTTTTGGTGGGCCGAGCGCGGCCACATCTCCAAGTCGATCGGGCCGTTCCTGCGCAAACGCATGCTCGAGACGCACACCTTCTGCTCTCTCATCGAGATGCAGCCGATCGCCGACAAGCAGACCCGGGCGCAGTCGATCCAAGGGCGGCTCTCAATGGACCGCGTGCGCTTCCCCGAGCGGGCGCCCTGGTGGCCCGCGGCGCGCGACGAGATCCTCAAGTTTCCCTACGACGCGCACGACGATTTTGTCGACACGCTGGCCTATATCGGTCTCGGCCTGACCCTGCAGATCGGCGCGGGCATGCGCAAGACCGAGGATGAAAAACCAAGCGAGAACACGTTCGGCTGGATGAAGCAGCAGCGTGAACAAGCCGAGCGCAGCGTGAAGCTCAGCTTTGGCAGTGGAGGCTGGTGATGAACCTGCTCGTGCTGATCTTGATCCTTGTGCTGCTGTTCGGTGTCGGCGGCGGATACTACGGCTATCGCGGCGGCTATTACGGTCCTTACGGTTTTGGCGGCATCGGTCTGATCCTGCTGATTATCGTCATCGTGCTGGTCATCGCGCCGGGACGCTTTTGGTGAGTAGCTTGTCATGATGCAGCCGCCGCCCGGTGGGATGGGACCGCCCCAGCCTGGTGGCATGCCCCCCGGCATGCCGCCGCTCGATCCCTCGCCGGTGACCGTCAACCCCGAGCTGCAGCAGCCGCAGGATAAGTTCATCCAGCGTGATCGCCCCGATCCGGATGAGCCGCGGCGCAAGCTGGTCAATCGCTGGCAGGACCGCGTCAAGCGGGCCAAGCGCCACTGGCGCACGCCGTTCCGCCGCATGCGCGAGAACGAGGAGTTCTGCGAGGGGCGGCAGTGGCCGGAGCTGGCCAAGAGTGAGAAGCGCGACGACCGCTATGTCGCGAACATCTGCATCCGCCATGTGCTGCAGCGCACTGCCGAGCTCTACCCGAACAACCCGACGATGCAGGCCAAGGTCAAAGAGAAGCTCTTGGCGCAGACCTGGGACGGCAGCAGCCAGGCGCTGCAGCAAGCGCAGCAGTCTTTGGCGATGGCGATGCAGGCAGGCATACCGCCCGACCCCAACGCCGCCGCGGTCATGCAGGACGCGGCAGCGATCAAGCAGTGGCACGAGATGATGGAGCGTGTCGGCCGCACCCTCGAGCTGCTGTACCAGTATAACATCGACGAGCAGACCCACAGCTTCAAGCAGTCGATGAAGATGACGATCCGGCGCGCGATCATCACCGGCGTCGGTTACGTCAAGCTTGGCTTCCAGCGCGCGATGAAGCTGTCGCCGGAGGTCGAGCAGCGCATCTCCGACATGAGCGAGCGCCTGGCGCATATCGAGCGCCTTGCCGCCGATCTCAGCGACGAGGAGATCCTGCCGGACAGCGCCGACGCCGAGGAGCTCAAGCTGGCGATCCAGAGCCTCACCGCGGAGGCGCAGCTGATCGTGCGCGAGGGCCTGGCTTTCGACTATCCCGACAGCACGGCGATCATCCCGGATACGCGGTGCCGCACCTTGCGCGGCTTCCTGGGTGCCGACTGGGTGGCGCAAGAGTATCTGCTGACCGAGGACGAGATCGAAGAGATCTACATGGTCGACGTCGGCAGCAGCTACACTTGCTACAACGAGGACGGCAAGTCGACCGGCTACGAGCCGAGCCCCGAGCAGCACTACCGCAGCGGCTATGGCGACGAGGAGTCACACGGCTCCCAGCGCCCGCTGGCTTGCGTGTGGGAGATCTACAATCGCAAGGACGGCTCGGTTTACATCGTCTGCGACGGCTATCCGGATTTCCTTCAAGAACCGACCTTTCCCGAAGCCGAAACCACGCGCTTTTGGCCCTGGTTCGCCTTTACCTTGAACGAGGGATATGACGAGAAAAGCCTCTTTCCGCAGAGCGATATCGACCTGATCCGCGACATGCAGCTCGAGCTCAACCGCGCGCGCCAGGGCTTGCGCGAGCATCGTCGCGCCAACCGGCCCAAGGTCGCCGTCGCCGCCGGTCTCCTGGAGGAGCCCGATCTCGATAAGCTGCGCACTCATCCGGCCAACGCGCTCCTCGAGCTGAACGCGCTCGCCCCCGGTCAGAAGATCGACGACGTGCTGCAAGTGATCAAGATGCCGCCGATCGACAGCGCGGTCTACGATACGCAGCCGGTGTTCGAGGACGTCTTGCGCGTCCTCGGCAGCGATCAGGCCGATCAGGGGACGACATCGAACGCCACGGCGACCGAGGTCTCGGTGGCGCAGTTCAGCCAAAACACCGATCTCTCTTCGACGGTCGACGACATCAACGACATGATGACCGAACTGGCGCAAGCCGCCTCTCAGGTGCTCGTTCTCAACGTCAGCCAGCAGACCGTGGT